GTGGTCTTCGTAATACATCATACGATAATGATTGAATTGGTAGAGGTCTGTGCTGCCGTATTCTATGACACCATCAACAAGGCAGAGGTAGTTCATTTCAGTTTTTGTAGTTGGTAAATAAGATGTTCAATGTCTTCAGTTTCTACACATTTAACAGAACCACCCCAACCATCAGCATCATACTCAACATTGCAAGCAAAGTTGTCCAGTAGATACTGAAGAGTAGCAATACATACACGAGCACGATCACCTGCTTTGGGTCGTAGAGTGTATTCTTCTGTGACTTTAATTAGTGTCTCTGCGTGTGTTTTTTGTGGTAATGATTTAGTCATGGTTTCACAGTTTGAATGAGAATTCGTTCTTTGGTAGTATCACGCTTTTTTGCAAGATACTCAATCGCTTCTTGATTTCGTTTGGGCAACTGATCCCATTCTACTTGCTTTTCAACATAAGGTGATGGAAGAAATTTATCAATCTTATGGCACACTTTGTCCAGAGAGTTAGAAATAAACTCTGCCGTTGCTTGTGCAATCGCAAACGGACCAAGCACAATCAACCGAATTGCAACAAAATGTGGAATGTATTTGAGGTAGGGATAGGTTTTGGTTTCAGTCATTTGCTTAAAAGTTGATTGAGATCTTTTACGATGCGTTGTGCTTCTTGTGGTGACTTACATTCTTCTACGATGTAACTAAAACCGTTGGAGAATGTCCTACGGATCTTGTTACCTTCAGTAGAATAAGATCCATAGCGAGCAGGAAACTGATTGAGAATTAATCTGATCATTTTAGTAAATTATTCAGATGAGTAAGAGTTTCAGCAGTCCAGTGTTTGTTGTCACCATGAGGGGGATACAGCTTGCTATACCACATACCATACAGAACAGGGTTGATGTGTTGGATTTTCTCAAGCGTGTTAGCAATCTGAAAGTCGAGAGTGTGTTGGTCTGTCATCGCTCTGTTGCGTGTGCTGTCATTATAGACCAAAAGACACCCCATGCAACATGGAGTGTGACAGTTGATCAAGTGTCATATTCTGCTATTGCTTCTTGCATAGCATTTGCGATCCTTTCATTCAAGTTATCATCAGGATCATTCAAGATCTGCTGAATAGGATCATTATACCTTGCTTCCACTTCTTTCACACGTTGCATAAAACTATCATCACCATGATCACCACTGTAAAGGAAATCAATATGACGCATAATTTCTGCCATTTTATTCAGAAGAGGAATTTGTTTCTTCAGATACTCAATTACTTCTGGTTCGTGATTGGGATACCATTCATATCCATTTTCTGTAGTTCCTTCTCTACCATTATTAAGGATCTCTTGTTCTAACTCATCAGCAAACTGGGATACTTTGTAGTATTCATAACCACAATCGTTGAAATGACCACCGCTCATTGTTTTGCCTCCAGTTCATCAAGTTTATCACTTGTAAAATTAGTAATATCAATTTTATTTAAATCAATACCTTGATCTTGACAATCAAGAATAAACTCCATGAATACACCAATAATCAATAGAGCACGACGTTGATCATGTACTGTGATAGTAGTATGTGGCATAGCAACGTAAGCAACAACGTGCTCGTAGAGTTCATCATATGTCATTGTTGTGCCTCAATAATGGATTTGATAGTTTTAAGATCTTCTAATCGTTCTTTTGCTTCATCATAGCGTTCACAGTACCAATCAAGGTCATTAACTTCATGATTTGTTTCTTCTCGAATATCCCATTCAAGACATTGCAAATCACCTTCTACTTCAGTGATATAATAATTGATTGTTTCAATAAGTTTCATCATTCTTGTGGGGGTTCATTTACTGGAGGGACAGGCGGAAGAGGTGGAGGGGTTACAGCAGGTTGAACAGCTTGAGGTGTAGGGGTTGCAACAGGAATTGGTTCTTTCTGTTCTAATTCAGAAATTTTCTGTTGCAACTCATTAATATGTTGTTCGTACGTTTGATTAATTTCAGGTGTAGGGGTAGTTTCTTTTTCGTTCGCTAATTTCCATCCAGCAGCACCAGCAGCAAAAATACTTGCAAGAGCAGCACAGACAGAAACAGTTTTGGAAAAACTCATTCAAAATCCTCCTTGTTCAGTTCAACACCATCAGTAAGTTCTTTCAATCTATCAAAGAAATCCTCATCTAGTGGAATGAGTTTTTCTTCGCCACGATCAATACGATCCATCATTTCCATCAACCCTTCAAGAAATTCTCTAGGGTAAACGTCATCATCATTCAGACCAACCCAGAACCATTCAATACATTCTTGTTCTGGATCAACATCTTTAAGTAAAGAATAATTTTCATATGAGGATCCCATAAGATCTGCCCATACTCTAAGGTTAATACCAATCGTTTGCCATCCAGTCATCCAACAATGACCAATCCAATACTCCCACCAGTTTAAGGTGGTTCTGTTATTCTTTTTTGGTGCTGTTGATCTAACTGGTGTGCTGAACATCTTCCTCCTTAAAGTCAATGTTTTCCATGTAATCCCAATTCCAGGTACGTTCGATGAAACCAAGGTCAATTCCAAACTTATAGACCCAGAACACCACGCTCAGTATACCACCACATCCACATTTGATCTGTAGATATGGCCAGCTGGCGTAATCATTCCAACTTACAGAACCTTGGACAAGTGCCCAGTTCTTTGTATGAAGAATTTGAGCATACCAATCATGCCCATAATCATATCTGTGCTTGAGTGTGATTAGTTTCATCGTCCTGTGATGTCCTTGTAATCTTGTAGTTTACCACATTTGAAGTGAATTTGCAAACGTGGCCAATCTTCCCACGCTCCTTTCCATTGTTCAGGATATACCTCCACATATTTTGTAATATAGTGAGGTTGATATCTACCATGTTGTCCAGTTGGTATCCATTCGTGATTGAAAAAACTCTTTTTTGGATCATACTTTGGATGACCCTCTTCATAGATTTCATGTGTATGTGTGTGACGATAATCTGGATACCACAACTGACCAGCAGGGTCTAACCAGTAGTCAGTCATTGTGCCACCAATACCGTCTTCGATGTCTTTGGTTTGACACACTACATTAGTGAATTGTTCACCCAGATCATATGAAGATCTGAAATAATCAAACATTCCCATGCTTTTCTACCGTAGCCCTCCAGAAATCAAAAGTCATGTCCTGCGACCCTGCCATCCTAGCAACAATGTTGCCATCTGTCAACGCCACGAGCGTTGGGGTTGCCTCAATGCCACATTTCTTAGCAAATGCTGACCATTCGCCATTTTCCTTAGCATTGGTTATGGTGATTACATTTTCCCAGCCATCAACTTTCTTAAGTTGTGTTTCAGCGTACATACAAGGTCGGCAACCTTCCTGCACAAATAAATGTATTTCCATAATTATTCAACAATTTTAACTGTTTATAAAAGAGGACTCTATATAAATCCAGCCAGTACAAATATATTTTTTTTCTTTTACTGGTGGTGTTCCTTGGTGGTAGAATGGCCAAGCAGCTGGAAACAAAATAAGTTTACCAGTTTCTGGTTTAATCATAGTTCCATCAATAAACTCAGTATGTCCTCCTTCATCAATATCATTTAAATACCAAAGATAAGTAAGGAATCTTGATTCCGTGCCTCTAGAATAAAAATCATGGTGCCATTTATAAAATCCTCCAGGTAATGTTTCCTGAATTTGGTATCCATAATCTTTATAATCTTGAATATTTAACCAAAGCAATTTATTAATGTGAAGTTTTCTATATTCTGCAATGGCAGTATTCAAAGAGGCAAAAAATACTGAATCTTCTTCTTTCCAATGATCAAACTCAGAAATATTAATATCTCTAGATTGTTTTATTTCTGGTATTACTCCACCACCAGTTTTACCTTGAACTTTGTTTGGATCTTTTTTAAATTTTGTAATACATTGTTCACAAAACTCTTTATCTAAAGCGTTTTCTTTTATATAATAAAAGTCACTTAGTTTACTATATTCAGTCACTTGCCCTCCACTGTCGTAATGCACGAGTTTGTTGAAATTCTTCTACAATTTGTAAGATTTTGTGCGATGTTTCATTGGCACCGTGTTCATCCCACACTGCTGTATTACAATGGTGCTCGTAAAGTTCTTGTTTAATAGAGTCAATCAGTTTGTCGTAATGAGTCATTTTTAAGTTCTTTTTCAAGTTTACGAGTCATTCGTTCAACACGCCAGTTTAAAGTCCAGCGTGGAATTGGATTTGCTGGGTGAAATCTAACGATCCACCAGGCACGTTTTACTTGAACTACAGCAAACCGTGCCATCAATTCAATAAAAATTGCTACATTCTTATCAACGATAATCATGTAAGCAATAACGGCAAATACCGTAAATATTGCGTAATAGTATAACATCAATCTCTTTGCCTCCAATCATCTGTTTTATCTTGCTTAAACCATTCAGCAAGTGTGGTAGGGTCTTGGGGACCAATCAGATGATTAGAAGGATCGGGATCACCAATATCTAAACCCTGCATCAACTCATCTAAACTACCTGCTTCTGCCTCTCCTTGAATTGCAATTCGTCTTGCTTTTCTTAGGATTGCTTCGGCACTTCGATTGTGGTCTGCCCACTTCTGTGCCCATTGCATTTCTTCAAAGGAAACATACAATCCCCCTTTGATTCTTGCTGCAATATCCTCAAGGCGTAGACGAGTTTGAGATGAGAGCATAATTTACGTTGCATCTACCATATTTATTGATGCTCAACGAACATCAATAGCAGGTTGACCTTTCACAAAGATAGTATCTACGACTTCTTCCAGACGACGCTGGGTTTTCTTGCCGTAGTTTTTGAACACAGGAACAGTCACGAAACCAGTGCTCTTGCGATACATCGCAAAGTTACCTGCCTCAATCTTACCAGCAGCAATGTCTTGTGCATCATCTTTGTTAAGACGAATCACACGACCGATGGTTTGTGCCATCTCCACGATGGGAAGATTGCGAAGCAGAATAGTGTGAGTAAGACCATGAACGTTGATACCTTCAGACAGAATGCTGTAGTGGAAGATGATGAACTTACGCTCAGGTTGCTGACCCCAAGCATTGAAGGTATCAAAGAATGTCTCACGATCAACTTTGGTTTGGTTGACATAAGCACCAAACTTGCTGGTGATGTGGAGGACATCGTAACCACGCTCAGACAGGTCTCGAAGGACCGTAGTGCGAGAAAGCATCTGCCACAGTACTTTGCTACTAGGAGCAGCTACAAGCACCTTCTGGGCGTTTCTAGCGTCCAGTCCGTCAATCATTTCAAGTAGGGTCTCATGGTCGTTGTCAGCAGCACTGAGACCTTTCTGACGTTCGAAATCAACCTCGTGAATATCAATGGTAGGACGCAGGATGCAACCTTGCTCAACAAGTTCTGGTGCAGAGATGTTGGAAATAATCTGACCAAAAACAATCTTGTTGTTCATCCCAGTTCCGAGAGAAGAACGACGATGCTTGGGTGTAGCAGTAAAATAATAGTAATTAGTAGCATTGCAAGATGCCACAGAATCAAAAAAATCGGTACGGACTGCATTATGTGCTTCATCAAAGTAGGCAACGTCGATATTGATCTCAGATTCATTCAAACGACGAAGAGAGTTGTATGTAGTGAAGATGAGCTTATGATTGTCAACAATCTCATCCCAAGCAGCGATTACTTGCGGGTTGGTGGTGCTTTTATGATGCGTTTCTCCACTGTGAACGTGAATAACGTTAGCATTATCAATAAACTCAAGAAACTCACTGGACAATTGCTCTGCTAGAAGGATACGGGGAGCACAGATCAAAATGGTCTGTGGTGTGGTAGACTCACGCATCCGACGCATTGCATCGAAAATCATAATAAGAGTTTTGCCAGCACCAGTAGGAGCGATGATTTGCCCGAACTGATGGCGTTGCATGGCGACGAGGGATTGCTCTTGCTGGGGGCGGAGTTTCATGGCAAAGGCGTTTCAACAAAGATAGTATGGCACGAAAACTGATGCTTGTCAACCCCTGTCAGAAAATGCTAACCGTTACAAGGGGTTGACAAACCCCAAGAAACCCAGTAGAATAACTCTGTCAGGGGTTAGATAGATATGGTAACTCAGTTAATCCTTTAACACTATTATTACCATATGCAAATTCACCATCAGAAAAAATATAAAATTGTACAAAATAATCAGAATCAATATTTTTTTTATTCATTGGTAAATTTTCTAAAGCAAAATCATATGCTTCTTGTTCTGAATTAAATTGAATGAACACAAATTCATTATATAATAATTTATCAAATAATCCTTCACCCAGTGGTTCTAAATTAAGATGATATGCAGAATAAATCTCATTTGCTTTTTGAGTATCAGTAACTCCATCTGGACCAACAGTACGAAGAATCATTACTGTTGAATGATCTTTTGCTGTAATATATCTTCCAAATTCTAAAAAATCATGTACAATCATGATACATCTCCTATATTTAAGTTAGAAAGATCAAAATCAAGTAAATCTTGACTTAAATTATATTTTTTAATGATGTCATAGATTTGTTTGTTTACTGGAATACCCTGATCATTTCTAAGTTTTTGTTGATTGATAATAGCAATAGCATTTTTTCTAATAATTTCTTGAACGCCAGTTGATACTCTTTCTGGTGTAGCATTATATTGATCTTCTGTTGCTAAATATTCTACTTCTTTATTTGGATATTTGGAATAATAAACTAGCGGATCAACTGGCCATTTAAATTCCTGCAAATAGATTAAATAATCTAACTCATCATCAAAATCACTAAAAGGTTTTACACAATTTCTAACTTCATCTCTCCATTTTATCCACAAAATTTGCTCGCCATCAAAAAATTCTGGATAGTCACTTAAAATTCTATAATCGCTTGTTCTTAAAAGATCATCTCTTCTATTTACTAATTTATTATAAAAATCATCAATATATTCATCTTTAGTTAAAATTTCTAAAACAGCATTATTTCTTTCTTCAGAATCTGTTGTTTGTTGAATGAATATAGCAGATTTTAATACTGAAAATATTTCTTTTGCATCATCAACTGTAGCATCAGTTACCTCATAATTCACCCATTTAGCTTGTTGAGTTGCAAAATCATATTTCATTTTTTCTTTGTACATAATAAATGTTTCATCATCATAGATGCCAAACAAAACAATTTTATCTTTTTCATCAGATAATTCTGCTGGAATATTAGTTAAAACGTTTTGATTTAACTGCTCACTAAGATAAATTGCATTATATTTTGTTTCGTTTTCTTTATTAAAAACACGCACTAAAATCATTCTATTTTTAGAATCATATTCTAAAATAGTAGATTTTTTTTCTGGAGGAGCAATTTCCTGTAATATGAAATCATTAGGATTAAAAGTTGATGCCATGGCAGGGGTGTTTATTTAATATTTAGAATGCTTTTATTAACCACTTAACCCAAATGTATGGAGATATCAATGGTACTTCAGTTTGAGGTGCAAATTCTGGAACTGGTATTAACTGTTTTGTTGATGCTAAAGTAAATGTTCCTGGTAAAACTTCTAAACCAACTTCTAATGCATCAAAAGATACAGTAATTACGTCAGTAGAAAATTGACTTCCTGATGCTATTGTTCCAGGACCATCATCTTTACCCCAACTAAATGTAGTATTTTGATCACCTGGATTACTTAAACTTATATAATGGGAATGAGATTTTCTTTCTGGAGTAAATGATTGAACAGTTACTGATTTTTCTGGAATATCTACAACTCCAATAAATCTATACAATCCACCAGATGATGAGGAAGAACCACCAGACCATGTATTTAAATTAATATAACTATTAACTTCTGTAAAATTAGTACTTCCTGATCTAATATTTGGTTGTTTTACTTCTATACTAGAAAATTTAGACTCAACAAAAGTTCCAATATATCCAGAAGATTCCGTCCATTCTGTTAATGTTTTTGCAAATACAGGAACATTACCATTATCGTCAGAATTTATAGTTACTCTTGGAATGTCATCACTTTCTCCTTGTATATTATAATCATCTGTGCAATATCCCCAAACGTTAAATCTAAATGTATCCGTTTGAATTGTTGGACCATCTTCTCCAGCTCTAGATGTTAATGGTAGTTGAGCACCAAATCCACCTCGTCCACCCCAATTAACATAACCTTTTGTTCTTCCTGGATCTGGCTGGCCACTTACCATCTCGTGAATATGTCTAGGAACTTCAAATATTCTAGTGTTACTCAACGAAACACTTCCACTAATAGAACCAGTGGTATCGAATTCTATATTGCCATTAATTTGTTCATAACCTGTAGTTCTGATATTAGCAATAGCAAAATAATCACTTGCTTGAGCTGGTTGTCCAGTTGCTGGAGTTTCTACTTGTTCAAATTCATTATTATTTCCAGTTGTATCAACGCCTGGATCAGCTATCTTATCAACAAACCACATACCACCTTGTGATCCAGGTATATTTCCACTAGCATTCAATCCAGTTTTTCCAGGACCATATAAAGGATTAACAATTGGAGATGAAGCGGAATTTCCATCGATAGGACCAGTGCCTAATACTTTTCTATTTCTAAAATCTGGCAGTCTGAACAATTTACTATCAGCGGAAGTTGCACCATAAGATTTTTGAATTATTTCATATAATAAAGGAAAATCTTCATTGCTTACAAAATCTCCATTACACCAAATCCAACCATGGAATCTAGAATCTGCCTTACCATCTAAATTACCCCAATTATCTGTTTCAGTAGAATCTTGGAATACTGGCATGATAGTTCCAATAGGCAATCCTTCAAATTTTGTAGAGAATCTGATTTGTTGACCTCCATCAGTTGGTTTAATTGTTTGAATACTACTATACCATTGACCAAGAATTGGATCTGATACATTTGCATTTGCAAACACAGAAAATGATGTAGTGTAAGATCCTACAGTAATTGCGGAAACAACATCAAAACCTTCGATAGCACTTGCTAATAGCCTTACTCGGAAAGATTGACCATTTGAAATAGATCCTGGTGAGGATATGGTATATTCTATAAATGGTCCGCCATTAATAGAAAATTGTGCTCCGTTTGTACCATATATGGAAACAGCAGAAAATCCTAGTCCAGATATAGTAACAACTTCATTTGATTGTCCGTATTGCAATGAATCGGCATAAACTGGAGTAAACACAAAAGGATTTGGATTTGTTCCAAAAGATCCATCTGTAGTTACTGCCCAAATAGTTTCAAAATCACCAGCATTAATAGTAAATTCTATTCTTTCTCCTGGAATATTTGAAGTTAAATATTGCAATCTAATTACATCATATAATTGAACTTGAACTGAAGATAGACCTGTGGGAATTCCATTTAAAATAATCGTAGCATTTGGAGACAATCCATCATCTCTAGTAATAGCAAATGTTACAGGAGAATCAATTCCTTGTATAACAACAGAGTTTTTAGATTTTACTATAGTTTCTAATGGTTGTTTAGTAATTTCAAAGAAAACAAATGAATTAGGATCTCTGTCTGGTTCTTTTATTGTTGTTAAATTGAAAGATTCTGTATTTGAATCTCCTACTTTTACAGTAGTACCAACAGTAGTTAAATATTCAGTCGAAGATGTTAATCTAACTTTAAATAACTGATTGTTGCCAATTTGTCTAGGACTTGGCAAAAAGGGACCACATACGCCAGGAGAAGAACAAATAGATATTTGTGCTCCACCAGTAGCTGTAACATTGACTAAAGTGTTAATACCACTAATTTCTATTTCATCACTTTCTATTAATGTATTCGGTTCTACATCAATTTTATCTGGAATGGTAAAAGCATTTGGAACTGTATCTGGTGGTTCTCCAGTTTCAACAATCCAATAGACTTCAGTATCACCAACAACTACTCTAATTGGATAAGTTGTATAATAATCTAATCCAGTAGTCATTTGAACTTGAATCCATTCTCCGTTTCTTACATATTGTGATGTTGATGTATAGGCACTGCAATTTTGCTGATTCGTATCACATACTCTTATTTTTGCTTGATTTTCAAATGCACTAACCAATACTCTACCAGTAATACCAGTAATTTCTACTTTTTCTGATTCATATATTGTATTTGGAGATGCTGATAATATTGCTGTAAATAAAAATGGATTAGGTGTTCTGTCTTGTGGAGGTATTCCAATCACAACTATTCCATTTGCTTGTGCTCCAGCTCCAAAATTTGAAAAATTATTTGTTGATGCCAAATTAACTAATGTGGAATCATAATATGCACCTCCACCAGTTCCTCCAGTAGCATCTAAATCATTTGTTTGTATAATTTGACCAAATTCATCAAGTTTGTTAGTTGGTATAATTCCAGCACTACCAAAACCTCCACCAGATCCACCAGCACCACCACCTTCAGATAAATTATTTTGTCCATCAATACCACTTAAATTCAATCCATTTAAAGTATTTTGAAGAGAGCCAAATCCATTATAATTACCATTTTGATTTTCTTTTTGTATTTCTGTATCATTACCAGCTCCTCCACCTCCAGCACCTCCACCAGCAAGAACAATCAACGTTCCATTATTAAATGCAATAGCAGAAGCTCCTCCACCACCGCCACCAGAACCAGAACTATCTCCAAGTCCAGAACTTCCACCATCTCCTCCAGTTGCATATCCCCATCCACCAGTTCCTCCAGGAGCATTGGCTGTATAATTAAGACCAGTTCCTCCCCTTGCTCCAGGATATAATTTTACGGTGTAATCGTTTCCGAGAAAAAATGAATCTGGTAATGCAATAGATCCTCTTAGTAAATTACCAAATCCACCACGACCACCATAACTATTTGGAGCATCATCACCACCATTTCCTCCTCCAGCACCAACTAAAACAAAATCAAAATTTTCTGCATAATCTGGCACCACAAAATTTTCTGGCTGAGTTCTATTAACATTTCCAGTATATACACTATAAATCCACCCTCTTTTTCTAGTATATGCATAGACAGTATCTGTATAGTCGCCTATACTGTAAGTAACGAAAGACAATCCACCATATGATGTTGAAGCAGAAAATCTTAAACTTAATGTAGTTGCTGTTAAAGGTATATCTGTTAAAGTTGATGAAGAATAATTTGATCCATCAAAACTAATCTGTGCTGCTGCTGCTGCAGATTGAGATACAATTGTTGCATCTACTGGTATATCATATCCACCAAGAGGAATTCCAATTAATAATGATTCACCAGGATCAGCTGTATAAACATTGGATCCTTTAAATGGATATGGAGTATTTCTAGCTAACCTAGTTTTAATTGTAATTGTATCTTCTAAATTTTCAAACGATCTATTTGCTGGACTAGGACCATTTGTTGGGTTTGAATATGGAGATGGAGCTCCATCTGGAGGACCATCAATGATAATTTTAGTCGTTAATTGTTGATTATATAATTCACTAGATAGTTGACGAACAGTAACTTTATCACCATTTTTTACATACAACGATTGTACCCATTCTCCAGTATCATTTTTACGTAGAGTACCATTGCCTTGTGCTATTCTACATCTTATTTCTACATCTCTACCATTTACAGATGAAGTATCAAGTGGTAATTGTGGTTTAGCGGTTGAAGTAAAGTTAAATGGTTCTTCTAAATCAGAATAAGTTCCAGATGTGTATTCAACTCCAAGACCAGTAATATTAAAATCTGCATAATACCAAAATTCATCGCCATTTTCTGATGCTTCTGCTCTGGAGTATGAATTTTGACTAGAAACATATACTTTTTCACCATCAGAAATAGCATAAATTGGACTGAGAGAAATAGAATCTGGATATCTATCTACTTCTGTCCATACTTGCCAATTATCTGTTACATCCCCAAGAGTTTGAACTACAGTATATCTTTCTGTTACTCCTAAATCTGGTCTTCCATATGTTCCTGCAGTGTTATTATCATAAGAATTTGAACCTCTAGTATATGTCTCATTTGCAACTGCATAAACTCTCACAGCTCCAGTGGTTTTTGTAGTATAAGATCCAATAGAAATTCTAGTGTAAATTGTGTCACCAAGAATTAGACCAGATAATGCTTGAGACCAATTAATATTATCACTAGAAATTTGTACATTATTGGTAGAAGTTGCTCTTAATACAGCATCATTATCAATATTACTGACTGGGATTGTTGTAGTTTTATAACTTCCAAATTCATCTGCTGTTACATCAATATAGTCAACAAAAGAAAATTGTGGTATATTTTGAACTTGTGGTCTAGTTGTAATAGACCATGTATCAACAGTTGTATTAGAACTTAACCCTAAATTTGCTCCCCAAGTTTCATCTGATACACTAAGCGTAACATTTGTCGTTGTTGTATACCAATTTTCGGTTTTAATTCTTAAACGAATTACATCGCCATTTTTAACTTGTGCAGAAGTTACCCAAGTTCCGCTATTATTAACCTCAAAAGCTGCTTGTGTTATATTTGCGGATAAATTTCTTGGTCCAGATGTAGTTACAGAAATACTGACAGGAACCAAAATTTCAATACCATTAATTAAAATGGAATTTGAATAGTAAAAAGTATTTTTTTCAAAAGCTGTTAATGGAGTTCCACCAGGAGTTAATGCTCCACTTTGGTTACTAAAATTAAATTGATCTGGTTTTGCATCTGGAATTCTTGTACCAAAAGTCACATCAGTAGGATCTAATCCAGTACCAATTTGAACTTGAACAGTAGTTCTTGTATTCCAAGTTGATGGTGTGGGATATCTAATTTGAACCTGATCCCCTTTACCTACTAAAATTCTAGCCATTGAATATCTACAAAATCAGATGTTCTTTCTCAAATAGTATTTATAGTTACGATGGATCAATAGTGATCCATTCTCCATTATTAATTCTTACTTGTATTGGTTTATCAGATTTAATTTCTTGTAATTCACCAGCTGGAATATCATCAACAGTAATTAATCTAGAATAAAACATATCATCTGGATTTAAATTAGTAGCTCTTTTATCAGCAAAATTATTCATAAATTTCGAATGCAATGTTACAAATTTTTTGAATTTTTTCTTCGTAGATTGAGTAATCAGTATCTTTACTAATTACTATTGTATCTATTTTTTGAGGAATTCCATCTATAATATTTCTATATGTAATAATGACGGATGGAATATTTTTAATTTCCCCGCCATCATCCCAATATTTTTGCCAGTATTTAATATTAATACTTTCTAATTGCCTTTCCATTTTTATCTTTATTTATTATAAATTACTTATATTTGGTGTTTGCCAATTATTTTCATCAAACTCTATATCCCCCTGTCTTTTAACATTTACTTCAACTTTTGAAGTATTTTGTGAACTAATATCTGTATATTCTGTGGTATTTGGTGGAGAATATCTTAAATCTTTTGTTTTAATTTGAACCCCATATGGATTTTCCAATTCAACTTCCCAATCATTAATAGATTCTTCTATGATAGTTGGAGATCCTATGTATGGTTGTGGTATTTCATCAGTAGTATCAATTTTTGGATAAGGAATTGTAAACTGATTATCTCCAAAATCAAATATTTCTTGAATTACTGGTGCTCTTGTTTGGACTTTAAAATTATATGTTCTTGTGCCAATAGTAATATAACATGTTTTCTCACTTATTAATCCATTTTCGTCTTTATTAAAGTCGTTAGAAAAAACTTTTATTGTAATTGATTGCCCATTTGTTATAATTCTTTGAGTAGAAAATCCATTATCAGTTTCTACTGATACTTCAGGACCACAAATAACAAATGTTGGCATATCTATACCAGTAATTTCTGGTGTGGATATAAAAATTTCTTCAAGTGGATTTTTATTTAATTGATCTGGAATTGTGAAAATATCTGGGGTGTTGTCATTATAAGCATCTACTATTATTTCACTAGAAACACAAGACGGTCCATTACACGCTAGCAAAGTATAACTTGAAGATGCTGGAGAATTAGTTCCTGTAGTTGATTGAAGTAAATTTGTTATATTTAAAGATCCACTAGCATTAACCGCAGATCCATTAATCGTAACACTTGTTGCATCTCTGGTTGACCATGTTAATGTAGTATCATATTTTGGTATTCCATCAGAACTTTCTTGTGGATTTGGTGATGCACTAAATTCTGTAATTTCTGGAGTTACTTCTGTGTATGTTAAAGTTATGTAGCCATCTCCAGAATGATCTCCACTTGCTAAAAGAGTTGTTATATCACTTCTGTATTGACTTCCCCCTCCACCACCACCAGTTCCTCCCCTTTGATTATCACAACCTCCACTACCTCCTCCACCGCCGCCAGCACCACCGCCACCACCACCACCACCAGCACCATCACTGCAGCTAGCTCCATTACCATTGCTACCACCACTTGCACCTATTCCACCAGTGGTTGCTCCCCAACCACCAGATCCACCGCCACCACTACCACCACGATTCCATGATCCACCGCCACCGCCACCGCCGCCGCCAGCAACAATTAACCATCCATTACCTATTGTACTACAAGTAATACCACTACCACTACCCCCACCTCCACCAGATCCAGAACATCCAGAAGCAGATCCTCCACCACCCCCAGAAATATCTCCTCCAGATCTACTAGTTCCTCTACCAAAACATCCTGGACCACCTTGACCAGCATCTCCAGGATACATTCCTAAAGTTCTACCAATATAATCTGGTAAAGAAAATGCACCATATCTGCCATTTCCATATCCACCCCCAGGTCCACCACTATCACCACCACCAGAGCCACCTCGTGCTCCCCGAATAGTTAATCTAATATCAATTGAATTTGCTGGAATAATTGCAGTTCCGTTATCGTCAAATCGGAAAGAACGATTTATTGTTGACATAATTATAAAATTTCATCTATTGATTTATTAGCAAGGTATTCTTTATATTGCTCTTCAATTTGATCTATAATTTTTTCTGGAGTGATATTATATTTACGAACGTAAGTATGCAACAAACGATCAAAATATTCTATAAGTTCTCCATTACCCCTTCTACCAAAATATTCTCTAAGCATTACATTAAACGGAGTATATGCTAGATATAATTTTTGCAACTCATCTGGCGTTCCATCTGGAGTCATCATGGTTAAATTACCTCAATTCATATTATTTAGATTATATTTGGTTTAGTCCAATTATTATTAGGTTGATTACCTTGACGTTGGACATTAACTTCTAAATTAGTATTATTTTGTGAACTTATATCATTATATGATGTAGTAGTAGGTGGTGAATATTTTATATCTTTTGCTTTTATTTGAACTCCATATGGAGATTCCAATTCAACTTCCCATGCTGTGGATGTTGGTTCAACAATAGTTGGTGAATTTAAATATTCTGTTGGTGATTTATATGTTCCTCCATCTGGAAGAACTTCTCCAATAACTCTAGTATCCACTTTAGGATATGGAAATGCAAATTGGTTATCCCCAAAATCAAATATTTCATTAACATTTGGAGCTCTAGTCTGAACTTTAAATGATATAGTTTGACATCCAACAGTTAACGAAACAGTTTTTTCATTAACTAAACCATTTTCATCAGTATTAAAAGGCTCTGCATAAACACGTATACTTAAAGTGGAACCAGAAATTATAGATGTTGATGTTGTATAACCACTTCCACCACTTCCGATAACTTGTACTCCTGGACCACACACAACAGAAGTAACCATATCAATTCCTGTTACTGGGGATGTGGTTATTTTTATTTCTTCTCCAGGTTCTTTTCCTAATTGATCTGGTATTGAAATCGTATCTGGGCAATTATCATTATACGCTTTTACAGTAACAGTGGCTGTAGCTGTATTAAACCCATCTGTCGCAGTTAAAGTGTATGTGGTATCTGATCCAGGTTGAGAAGATCCAGTAGAAATTGATTGATATAAATTTGTTACAGATTTACTGCCAGATCCCCAAAATACGGGAGGTTGTGTTGAATCTGTTGGTTGTTCTTTTTGTTCCCATGTAGCTGATACTACAGAATCGTTTCTAGTAGCAACAGCGGATAAAACACTAATACCTTCCCAAATTAAAATTGTATTGTAATTTGGTATTCCATCTTCACCACTAGTTTGTGGATTTGGAGATGCTATTAAAGATTTAATTTTTACTTTCGGTAGAATAGTAAATGTAATACTTGATTGTGCTCCTAAATTATCGGTATATTTGTATTCTTGTTGTACATTTGCTTCAGTTTCATTCGTAAAAGATGTTTCCACCGTTCCTGTATTTCCAAAAGAATCTGAATATGTAACTGTTACAGGTTCTCCAGATCTCAATATAGATTTAGGAGCAGTTAATACTACCCATCCAACAAATGCAATACCACCTGCCCCACCCCCAGGTCTACTAATATTAACAATATTATAAACAGGTGCTTGATCTCCTCCACCATAATCAATTTCAACTGCGTCTACACTACCTCCACCACCTCCACCATAACTAGCTCCATTGGTAGAAGAAGCTTCTACTTCTGGTGTTGTAAATCCATTAGCACTAAAATTAAAAGTTGTTCCATTTCCCCCAGCACCAGCAAATGATCCTCTACCAGCAACGGAATTTAATCTAGCAGCACCACCACCTCTACATCCTATTGGAAATAAAGGATTAACTGCTACTGGATTTTCTCCATTTACTCCATCTCTCTCATTGCCATTTCCTCCATTACCACCATAAAATGTTCTACCCCCTTTTCCCCCACCTCCAGTTCTTTGGCCGTAGCTGGTTCTAACAAAACTATCTTGTCCATCTTTCCCATCTTCGGAACCGCTACCAGTAGATGGGCTCCCTCCTCCACCACCTCCAGCTCTAACTCTTATGTTACCAAGTGGATCTACTTCTAAAGTACCTTTAGATAATCCGCCTCCACCGCCTCCGCCACCAGATGGATCTCCACCACCAGATGCACCGCCACCACCACCTGCTCCTAAACAAATATAAGATACTCTTATCACATTTGCGGGAGCATCAAAATTTTCAGCATCATCAGTGCCGTCAAATCCTAATCCACCAGAAGTTCCGAACTTAATCTTATTTGGCATTTTTATTGTGCTATATTTTTTGCTGTTAAAATACCAGAAGATCTAGTATTAATAGATCTTGGTTGTGAATTAGATATATTTCCATTATTTCTAGTTCCCAATGTAGCCCAATTCATATTTTCAATCGTTTTTGGACCAGGATCAATTATTTCATCATACAAATATTCTGTATTAACCCAAGATCCCCAAGAACCACCAAATGGTCTTACTCTAACTTGAGCTTTATCATTGTATGTAGTTTTTACTTCAACACCAGATTGTAAAGTTATGTTGTTTGGGTATTGTAGTTCAACTTGCCATTGATCTGCAGATGGTTCTACTGTTTCTGGAGAAACTAGATACTGCGGAGGATTTTCACTATTTCCAGGAGGTACTGGATAAGGAACAGAATTTTTTACATCACTAAAATCAAAAATTTCATTATCATTTGGAGCTCTCGTAACTACAGTAAAATATTTTCTAATTGTGCCAAAATCAACATAGTATTCTATTTTATTATCTAATGTAAAAGGATCTTGACTAAAATCTGGAGAAGGAAAACGTAATTTTACAACAGCATTATTATTTACAGTAATACTTTTTGTGTAAGATTCCGAAACTCCAGTTGTAACTAATACATAATCATCGCCAGTAACAGATATTGGAGCATCAATTCCAGTTATTGCTGGTAAAGTATAAGTTATAGTTGTTTTTCCAGTAACATCACCTACATTTTGGTTAATTTCAATTTTTCTAGCATTGGCAATATCCCAATTTAATATTGTATTAGTTGTATTGGTTAATACTCTTGGTGCAGCATCAAAATCTCTAATATCTACTGGATTATATTCACTACGAATCCATCTTGCAGCAATTGATGTTGGCTTTATTCCTGTATCTGTTCTTATAAATGTAAGACGATGTACAGTAAGAGCATCATAATATTTTGTGGTAAATATTCTTTGGTTATCATTTAAAGGACCAAAATCTCCCAAATATTCACCATCAATATAAAATTGAGCTTCGTCGTCTGCAGCTGTACCAAATACTTGTATTCCAGTTTCTAAAAATCTAATGTCAAACTCATATATTCCTTGATCTTGAATAGAATTATCAAATAAAAATGTTCCCCATAATGAAGAATATTGGGTTGGTAAAGCATAATAAGTATTAAAAATATTTAAAGATCTAGTTGACCAATTTGTGGAATCTACTATTGCCATTGCTTATATTTTTATAATGTATTCTACTAAAATATATGGAGATATAACATCATCTAATTTTTTAACATTGCTTGTAGTAATAATTATTTCACTTTTTAGACCATCTGCTGGAATTTGTGTATTTGAAAAAGAATATTTTAAAGTATTGTTTGCTTTTAATTCTGTACTTCCTGGTAAATTAATCCTATGGTTGTGAGAAACTGTTGTTGATGCTTGGTCTGGAGATTCAATCTGAACTAAATTATTAGATCCTTCTGTCTGAGCTTCATTACCACCCCTAGCATATCCTTCAATAAATACGTTATCTTGCCATTTACCTAAGTAAGTAAATACTCCAACATCTGCATAATGACCGTGTGCTTGGAAATTTTCTTCATTCAATGCATCAGATAAAGTGAATCCAGTATCTGTTTCAAAAATAGGATTACCAATAAAATTTAATCCGTTTTGACCAAGTATTTCAAAATATCCAGAATAAGAGATTTCAGTAGTATCTCCAACCAAAGAAATAACTTCAACTTCAGTACCAACTTTAGTAATTGTTGGATCTTGTTCTAGTGTTGTGTTTAAATATTGACCAGAAGAACTTGATGCCCTAATATATTTGGATCCTAAATCAGGTAATTGTATTTCATCATTTGCAATATCATTTGGATCTTTAGCAAATCTACAGTTAGATCCAATTCCAATTGTGTTTGCTAATGCTGGATAAACAGAAGCTTTCAAAATAGACCCATCACATTTTAAAAATCCTGCTGGAAGAAAGTCTTTTTTAACAGCATCAGTTACAACAATAGGATAAGGAATGATAGTTCCAGTTACCCCACCAAATTTTGCTTTTTGTTTTGTGTAATAAACTGTCATTTTAATACGCTCTTACTAGATGAATACATGAAAGAGATGGAGAAGTAACAGTAAATGTCATTTGAAATGCATTTTCTACATTGTCTGGAGTTACAACTGGTTGCACTTTAGCAGAAATCCTGGGAGCTACAGATATAGAATCTCCATTATATGTAATATTAAATTCAGATCCATGGTCGTGTGGTTGAATTGTTCTAACCACATTTCCACCTTGATTTTGTGTTACATTATAATCAACTGCAGCATTATTAAATAAGACTTGTGTAGGTGGGCTAACAATACCATCACTAAGACCATTAGATGAGCTTCCTCCTCCATTATCATAATTTGGAGCAGCTACTGCGTTAGATTCGTCAGAAAATGGTATTCTAGAAGTTCCAGCAATTAATTTACTATCACTAATTAAAGTTGCTAAGTATGGAGTATCTGGACTTACTATACTATCTGTAACTCTTAATTTTTTTGCTTGGTTAAACCAAGATTTTCCAATTCCATGTCTATCAATCGATGTTCTTTCTGGTCTGTGATTTCTAATTGGAATAGATCCTTCGATAGAAGCAAGAGCATATCTACCAGCTCCTGGAAGAAAAGGTTGTACCATTCCAGCAGCACTCACTACACCATCTAAACCTTCATCTTCAGGTCCAGTTTCATTTCCCCATCTTATTTCTGTACTTTTTGGATTGGATCTATTTTGTCTTCTTTCATCTGGATCACATGCTAAAGATAGTGGTTCGCATGGCACTCTTCTATACCAATAACTAAGAATACTTACCTCTGGAGTATCAAATACACCAACACCTAAACCAGGATTATCTCCAGAATCTCCTTTGTTGATAGTAGTATATCCACCATCTGGAGCTGGATGGAAATGAGCTGGGAAGTGCTCTCTAGATAATTTTCTACCAACAATATAAACAGATTTAATACCAAATCCAGGAATTACAGAATGCCCTTCAATTCTACCATCAAAAAAACCATCTCCAGTTGATTGTACTGTAACTGTAATATCATTTGTTGGAGAAGTTCCAGGTGTTGTTCCTTTTGTGAATGAAGATCCTAATATTGTAATTACTTCCCCCTGGGTAAAATCCTCGCCTCTACTAATGATTTTAATAGAATAGGTTGAATTAGTATTTTGTACTACTTGGAATGTAGCATTTATTCCATTTCCATCGCTAGATAATGTTAATTCTCCAGAATCATATTTTTGTGCTGTTGTTGTCGTTGGAGCAGTGCCAGAATACTGAAATGTTAAAATTACTCCATCTGGATCTGGAGCATATGTAAAGTTCATATCAGTATTTGCAAATACTGTAGATGGTGTTCCTAAATCTCCAATATCACCAATATATTGCTGAACTATTGCAGCTGCTTTGGTGGTATCCATTTTATTGTTTCTTAACAAAGAACTATCACTAAAATAAGATACATTAATATCAGCAAGACCTTTTTGATTTGTTGGAGGCAATCTAAAAGTTCCTGCATAATTAGGAAATCCACCAGAAAAATTTACACCACCATAAGTATCCTTTAGAATTCTAGCAAGCAAAGGATATTCTCTTGCTTGTAATTCCGCACCATTTGCTAATAACCAACCCTTTGGTATTTGTGTTAAAGGACCAACCCAGGGTTGCACCGATCCAATCGGCAACCCTTTCATTGTTCTTATAGCTCCGTAATTTGACATATTAGATTTCCATTAACCACCAACCTTGTTGTGATGCTGGAGCTCCAGTAGATGTACCATCATAATTAACGGGTCCAATGTATACAAGTCCGAGACCAGCATTAGGAGTTTGAACTACAAGTTCTCCCCCATTATATGTAGTACCTGGATCTGGAGTACCGCCAGAGTTGGTAGTATCACCTTGAATAGCTACACCAGATGGTGCTCTAAATTTAAGTGATACATTATAAGTTAAATTTCCTCCAATATCAACAACTCTAATTGTATCACCAGTTAGTGGATTTGCTGGTAATTTAAGAACAGTTGAAGCAGTTGGAGATACAAAATAATTTATATTTGATTCAACTTCAACAACATCTTGACCAGA